TATGTTGGCGACAGCGAATTTTGTAAGCCTACTCCAGCATACTATCGTCACACCGAAGTTATACGATTTTTGAAACGACACTTTCATAATCATGACCGATGTGGATTCTTATCACTGCCGGTTGGAGGAGTTGTTGGCAAGCACATTGATATAGGAAGCTATTATCAAACACGTGATCGCTATCATCTTTCAATTCAAGGTACATATGAATACACTGTAGGAGATGAATCTGTTATTGTTGAACCTGGAACACTTTTGTGGTTTGATAACAAGCTTGAACATGGAGCTAGAAATACTGGAGATTGCGTTCGCATCACTTTTGTATTTGACGTTCCACATCATAAGTCAAATCCTTGATTGTCCTTTTATCATGCACTGTGATATAATAAATTAATACTACGCATATAAGGAAACACTATGAGCTTACTAGATAAGATTAAGAAAAACACAACAATCAAAGACTCAGCAATTCTGTCACAGTCTAAGTTCTTCACCAAGAAGGACATGATTCAAACCTCAATTCCTGCAATGAACGTTGCTTTAAGCGGCGAACTTGACGGCGGATTTGTCCCAGGACTTACACTATGGTGTGGTCCATCTAAACACTTCAAATCAATGTTCTCACTAATCATGGCTAAGTCCTACATGGACAAATATCCTGATGCAGTGATGATTTTCTATGATTGTGAGTTTGGTACTCCAACTGCATACTTCAGTTCATTGCAGATTGATACAGATCGAATTCTTCACGTTCCAGTAATGAATATGGAAGAATTTAAGTTTGATTGTATTAAACAACTTGAAAATCTAGATCGTGGTGATCGTGTTATCTTTGTAGTAGACTCATTAGGTAATATGTCTTCTAAGAAAGAAATGGAAGATGCTATTGAAGGTAAGTCTGTTCAAGATATGTCTCGTGCAAAGCAGATGAAATCTATCTTTCGCATGATTACTCCTTATTTGAATCGTCTTGATATTCCAATGGTAGCTGTTAATCACATCTATATGGAACAAGGCTTGTATCCAAAGGCAATTGTTTCTGGCGGCACTGGTGTTTATCTTTCTGCAGATAACATTTTTATCTTAGGACGTCAACAAGAAAAAGATGGTACCGACATCATTGGATATAACTTCATTATTAACGTTGAAAAGTCTCGTTATGTTCGTGAAAAATCTAAGATTCCAGTTTGCGTTAAGTACGAAGGTGGCTTAAGCAAATGGTCTGGTCTTTTAGACATGGCACTAGAATCCAAGCATGTAGTAAAGCCAAGCAATGGTTGGTACTCTAAAGTAGATTTTGCTACTGGTGAAGTTGAAGAAAAGAAGTATCGTTTAAAAGATACTGAAAGCAAAGAGTTCTGGGGTTCTATTCTTATGGATGCAACGTTTCGTAATTGGGTAAAAGAAAACTATCAGGTTTCTCACGGCGATATTATTAGTGATCATGAGATTCTAGAAGAAATGGAAACATATGAAGACGAAACTACGTCCGCATAAGGTACTAGGTAAAACTTCAATCGAGGGCGATCTACACGCCCTTGTTCTCACCGAAGGACCATTTGCAGGAATTATTTTTTCTTATAGTGATGTATCATTTAATGAACAAGAAGATCAATTGAAACTTGGTTTTGAGTATCATATACATGATGTACCAGATGATAAGAAAGATTATGATAAGATTGCTTTTGAAAAAGAACTCGGTGACTTCATAGTAGAATTACTCTATTATGGTTTAGAAACCGATAAACTTGGATATATTGATGACAGCAAAACTAGAGAAGACGATTCTCTCAAACTTGATACACAACGAGGAGTACTGCCGTAAGGTAGTTCCTTTCATTAAGCCTGAGTACTTCAACGATCAATTCGAAAGAATTGTTGCAGAAGAAGTGCTCAGCTTCTTTACACAGTATAATAAACCAGCATCACTTGATATTCTTGCAATTCAGATTAGTAAGCGTAAACTTCATCGCGATCAAATTGATGGCATAGAAAAATACATCAATGATCTTGACTTTAAGACTGATAACGAAACTTGGTTGCTAAGTAATACAGAAAGCTTTTGTAAGAAGCAAGCTGTTTACAATGCAATCATTGATTCGTTTGAAATCATTGAAGGTAAGAATGCTAAATTCACCGAAGATGCTATTCCATCAATGCTATCTGATGCACTTGCTGTGTCGTTTGATAGTTCAATTGGTCATGATTATCTTGAAGACTTTGCATCTCGATTTGAGTTCTATAATCGCAAAGAAGAAAAGCTTGAGTTTGATCTTGAGCTATTCAATAAGATTACCAAAGGTGGTCTACCGCGTAAAACTCTAAACATGATTCTTGCCGGCACTGGTGTTGGTAAGTCATTGTTTATGTGTCATTATGCATCATCAGTTCTTATGCAAGGTAAGAACGTATTGTATATCACATTGGAAATGGCAGAAGAACGTATTGCAGAACGTATTGATGCAAACCTTCTAAATATGACAATGGAAGAACTTAGCAAAGTTGACAAAGATATTTACGAAACTCGCGTTGGTAAGATCATTAAGAAGACTGCTGGCAAACTAATTGTAAAAGAATATCCAACTGCTGCAGCTCATGCTGGTCACTTTAAATCTCTGCTAGAAGAATTAAAGATGAAACGTAACTTTACTCCCGATGCAATTGTAATTGATTATCTTAACATCTGTTCTTCATCTCGCATGAAACATGGTGCTGGTGTGAATTCATATACTTACATTAAATCTATTGCAGAAGAACTTCGTGGTCTGGCTGTAGAATATAATGTACCTGTTCTTTCTGCAACACAAACTACTCGAGGTGGCTATGATAACACTGACGTCGATCTTACCGATACTTCTGAATCTTTTGGTCTTCCCGCAACTGTTGACTTTATGTTTGCTCTTATTAGTACCGAAGAGTTGGAAAACCTCAACCAACTCATGGTTAAACAACTTAAGAATCGTTACAATGATCCTTCTTACTATAAGCGTTTCGTTATCGGTGTGGACCGCTCTCGCATGAAACTATATGATGTTGAAGATTCTGCACAATCTAATATTGCAGATTCAGGTCAAGATTCTGGACCAGTATTTGATAAAGGTGAATTTGGTAAAAGGATGAAACAAGCCGGTGATGGATTTAACTTTTAAACGTGAATGTGTTACAATTTAATTTTGGAGATATAATATGAGTACAGATTGGGTAAAAGATATGCAAGATATGCACCAAAAGTTTGGTGTCAATTCTGTTGTTCGTGAATTTGATAATGAAAAGCTTAAGAAGTTTTTGGAATTTCGTGCTAACTTTTTGCAAGAAGAACTAGATGAATTAAAATCTGCTACAAATGCAGATGATGTTGTAGATGCATTGATTGATTTATGTGTGGTTGCTATTGGTACACTAGATGCATATGATGTTAATGCTTATACTGCATGGTGTCGTGTACATCAGAAAAACATGGAGAAAGAAGTTGGTATTAAAGCAAGTCGTCCTAATCCTCTTGGTCTTCCAGATTTAATTAAACCAGAAGGTTGGACTGCTCCAACTCATGCAGATAATGTTGGTTTAATCGCAAAGGTATTTGAGTAATGTACTCACTCACCGTCTTTAAGTCTATCTTTGACAATAAGACAGATACACGTGTTGACTTTGAAACATTTGAACAATTTGAAAAGTCACTCTATCATCTGTCAACTCTTAAAGGATATAAGGCTAAGCGTGGTGAGTTTACTAACAAAGCTTCACCGCTAATCTCACCAGCAGTCTATAGACCTGATACTACTCGGGCAAATGCTAATGTAATCGAATGGGCAGGCTGGGCTGCTCTTGATGTTGATAATGCAACTTATGATGGAGATCTTGAAAGTGAACTGGCTCGTTTATATCCTACCACTTATTTCATTTGTTATTCTACTGCTAGCAGTACACGGGATGCGCCTAAGTTCCGTCTCGTATTTCCACTTACGCGATCTGTTGGGGATCGGGAAATCAGACACTTTTGGTTTGCACTCAACACTGAATTTGGCATGGTGGGAGATGGACAGACTAAGGATTTATCTCGAATGTATTACGTACCTGCGATATATCCTAATGCTTATAATTTTATCTTCACTCATCACGGTGATTATCTCGATGTTGATTCTCTTCTTATAAAGCATGAATACAATGATGTCGTTAATTCTACTAATTTTATTGATAGGCTTCCTCCTGAGATTCAGAAAGAAGTTATCAAACATAGACAGCAAAAGCTTGAAGAATCAAAACGAGAAATAAACTGGAAATCATATGCTGATTGCCCATTTGTAAATCGCAAGTTAGTAAGTGAATATAAGTCTATTGCTGGTCAAGATGGTTCTGGTCGTTATTCAATGATCTATAAGATCATGACATCTATTGCATGCAATGCAGTGAAGAGTAAGTATCCTATCACAGAATATGAGATTGTAGATCTTGTACGTGAGCTTGATCGTGATACTTCCAACAGATATGCTAAGAGACCTCTAAACACAGAAGCTTCTCGTGCTATTGAGTTTGCCTATAGAAATGTATAAAAAAGTATACAGTTTACAATAAATCGTCTTTATGGTATAATAGATCTATCTTCAGCACAAGGAATAGCTATGAATGATCGTGATCGTGATAATCTTAATTTTCTTTTGAAAGTTAGTCCAGAAGTTTTTGAAAATTGGTTTGATCAAGCTGATCAAGACGATATTAATTATGCATTAGAACTTTTAGAAATTCGTAAAGCAGAATTAGCTCTTAAAGAAGTTGAGTT